TGTCGCCCGACACCCGGTTGACCGCAAAGACGGTCGGCAGCGTGAATGTGTCGCCCTTCTTTAAGCGAGCCGCCGCGGCCGCGGTGAAGCCTGTGACGGCCAGCGTGGCGCCGGTCTGGCTGGCCGCTCCGACTGCCGGGGCGCCGCCGAGAGGTCCTACCGTGTGGGTACGGACGTTTTGGTCCATAATCCACTCAAAACCGCCCATGGTTCCCATGCGGCCGCGCTCGTACTGGTTCTTGATCTGGGTGCTGGACTGGAACAGGCCCTGCGCGGCCTTCAGCACGCCTTCCTGCTGGCGCGGGCTGATGACCATGTAGCGGTCGCCGTCCATCGGCGCGGAGTTTTCGTCGAGCGTGGCGCCCGCGGCCCAGAACGGATCGAGCGTCGTGATCGGAGTGCCGGGCGTGCCGACCGTGTTGGCCGTCGCCTGGTACGCCATCGTGAGCCCGTCCACGTCTACCTTGTTCGCGAGAGCCACGCCGGCGGATTTGAGATACCTCTCGCTGAAGGCGTCCACCGACAGGGCCAGCTCGGGGCTGGAGAACTGGAACGCCACAACGGCCTGGGTGCTCAAGGTCAGGGTTTTCTGCGTCTCGATCACGTCCTGGATCGAGGACGTGATGTCCGGATTCGTGCCTGTCGTGAAATTCACAGGCTCGCGCAGGCGCAGGGTGTCGCCGATCTTCGCGCCGGCCACGCCGAACTTATCGTCCCAGGTGTGTTCCAGGGCTCCGGTGAAGCCGAGGTTGTTTTTGAACCGCATCAGCAGTTCGTTCGTGATCATCGACCACGTCAAGAGCGTATTGGGCACTTACTTTCTCCCGAGTTGCGCCCTCCGCAGCTTTTCCCACCGGGGGAAATCCTTCACCACTTCCGGGTCGTCGAGCGATTCGCTCGTTACCCTGGAAGGACGTCCGCTTGGCGGGGGCGGCTTGGGGGCGCCGGTTACTTTCGGTTTTCCGTTTTCAGGAGCAGGGGTAAAGCTCGCCGAGAGCTTGCCGATCTCGCGCACTGCCGACACGGGGGAAAGCGCCGCAATACGTTTCATGTCCGCGGGATGCTTCGCCAGGTAATACAGGATCTCCGCGCCGTTGTCGTCCTCGAGCATCGCCTGACGTGCGGCCGCAACGCCCGGTCCTTCGGGCGCCTTGACCGTATCGATCACGTCTTCGTAGTCCTCGTGAACCTTCGACGCGGCCTTCACCTGTTTCGACCAGGCCGCCTGAATCTTCTCGTTCGCCTCTCGCGCCTCGCGCTCGGACTCCGCGGCCTGGCGCTTGCGTTCCCGGTCGTCGAGCTTCCAGTCGGTCAACGCTTCCTGGTATTCCTCGAGCGTCTGGTAGTCCTCGAGCTTCGGCTTTCCGTCCGCGGGCGCCGTGGGCTTCTTCCCTGGCTCCTCTGCGGGCGGCTTCTGCTCGAGCGCCAGTAAGCGCTGTTCCAACTCGGCGTTGCGCTTCGTCAGTTTGTCGATCTTGCGTTGACGAGAGCTATTGCGGGTCTTCCCCGCGTCGTCCTCGTCGTCATCCCCTGCTTCCTGTTTGTCGTCCGGTTCCGAGTCCGGTGCGGTTTTGGCCGGCGTCTCCGCGGCCGCGGGTTTTACTTCCTCCTGCTCGCGCAATTCACCCGTTCGGCGCCAGCGCTCGTACTCGCGAATGTCCGTTGGAGGAACTTCCGCGGTTCCCGGCACTTCTGGCAGCGTCTCGGTCCCTTGCTCGAGGGGAGTTGCTTCTTCGGTCATAAGGTCGGTTGTTCCGTCTCAGGCGGGCCTGTGCTCATCGGCCCAAACTGGATGGAGCCCTCATTCGCGTAGGTCTGGCCCATGCTCTCGGCCGGCTCCTGCTCTTCTAGAGATGCGGCGGTGTCCATTGCCGCCCGCCCGCTCGCCATTTCGCTGATCTGCGCCTGCAACTGCGCCATCTCGGCGCGGAGCAGGGCGACGTTCTCTGCGCTGGTCAGCTTCTCGTTCAGTTCGAGGATTTTGACTTTGGCGTTCAATGACGCCTCGCGGTCGGCCTGCGCGATCTTCGCGAACTCGATGCGCTCTTTCGACTCGGCTTCGATGCTCGCAGTGCGGATCTGCTCCTGCTGCTTTTCTGCTAGCGTCATCGCCTGGTCCAACTGCATGGACAACTGCTGGTTCTGCTGCGCGAGCAGCTCCACGGGCTTCGCCTTCCCGTCGTCCGCCATGCCCGGCGGGAGCATTTTCCTTAATCGTTCGGCGATCTTGTCCGCTCCCTTGAAGTTGAGGTTTTCGAAGATGAGATCTCCCGCAATCTGCATTACCTGCGGATAGGCGCGGGCGAGTTCCGTCACCATCGCCTCGGTCTTTTCTTTGTCGGTGAGGTAGTTGGGGCCGATCTTCAATCGGACGTCGTACTTGCCGCTGGTCAGGTCGTAGCAGTGCTCCTGCTCCCGGTCATCGACCCATTTCTGGTTGACCTTGACGATCTCCTCCTGCATGTCCTCCCCGAGAATCCGGACCTCCCGCGGGGTGTCGTAGATCTTCGGGATCAGGTCGCAGAGGATCGCGCCGCACTGGAGGATCGCGCGGTTCAAATTGTCGATGAAGTGGAAGTTCGACAGGCCGCCCTGGCTCTGTCTCTGGCGGATCGCGATGCCCGACGTCTCGTTCGACCGCGCGCCGAGCGAGGCGTCGTAGATGTTCGTGGTCGCCTTGATGTCGTCGGACGCCTGCGCGGCGCCGATCGAGAGCGCCTGGATCGGGGGCTCGGCCAGGTTGCGCTGGGGCATCGGGACCGGGTTGCCCGCGATGTCCAGCGGCTCGTACTCGAGGAACGCCCACGGGACGGTGTTTGCGGTCTGCCACCTCGGGTCCTTGAACGCGCCTTTGACGCCCACCCACGGCGCTTTGGTCCCGAGCATCACCGTCTCGGCCTCGGAGCTGCGGTAGAAGTTGTACAGGCGCTGCGGATCTCTCGCGAACCGGATCAGCGAGAACACGTAGCGCTTGTCCTCGATCCACATCTCCTCGCCGAGCGCCGTGACAATCGGTATCCACTGGCCCTGCCAGTCGGTCTTGTCGAGGACCTCGACGCCGTTGATCCGCCACATCTTGACGTGTCGGATCTCGTCGTCGCGCTCGATTCGCTCGCCGTCCTTGTCCATCGCGTATTGCAGGCCGGCCGGCAGCTCGTCGGGCAGCTCGTCGGCGTACTCGTTCGTGACCTTCCCATCGGGCCACTGGATCGCGACGAGCGTTTTTACCTCGACCTCGACGTACCAGTAGCGGGCGACAAGAACCGCCTCGTCGGTGATCCAGCCGGGAGCCGGGCTCGTGCCCCCGTCGAAGAAGGACGCCTGCACCAGCTCCGTCGCTCCGAACTCGGCCTTGTAGTCATCCCGCGGAACCCACTCGAGTTCCATCGCCCACATCGCGTCCGACTTGTCGGCCTCTTTCGCGAAGGGGTCGACGAAGACCGCGAACGGGTTGATGATTCGCTCGATGCGGAGTTCCTGGTCGAAGGTCTTGTTGCCGCAATAGCGGGTGGTGACCTTGGAGTGCCCGAACCCGCCCTTGGTCGACTGCTCGAGCATCGTCTCGTAGACCTGGGGGGCCTTCGAGACGTACTGGATGTGGCGGATCATGCCCTCCAGGACCTTGGCGGTTTCGGGGTCGCTCGATGAATCGACCGGCAGCACCTCGATCGAGGGCGGGTTCATCCGCGCCTCGTTCGCGATCATGTTGAGGGGGCCGGTGAGTTTGTTGAACGTGAGGCACGGCCGGCGGCCGGTAGTCATCGCCCTGCGCGCCCTCTCGTCCTCGGTGTCCCACTGCTTCCCGGCGGCGAACTCCAGGTCGATCAGAGCTTCCCGGCGGATCTCGCTCTCCGCATCCTGGGCGAGCTGGTAGCGCGCCTTCGCCGTTGCGAGGATGTCTTTGTCGGACTGTCTCTTGGGCACTTCAGGTCTTTAGTAGCCGTCCATCATGTCCCGCAGGGAGTTCTTCGCCTTCGCCTTCGGCTTGCCAGCCTTGTGCAGAGCGATGGCGACGGCCTGCGGCTGGCTCTTGCCGTGCGCCTTTTCCGTCTTGATGTTCTTCGCGATGACTGCTTTCGAGGAACCCGGTTTCAACGGCATCGTTACCTCCGCGCCTGGTCGATCAGGCGCTGGATATCGCCTTTGACGATCGCCATTCCTTCCCGCGCCACCGTTGCGTCGTAGCCCTCTCCGTCGCAGATCCGCTCGATCCAGGTGAAGAAGGCGTCGATGCGGGAGTCGATGATGTCGAGTTCGCGGGCGCTCAGCTTGTCCATTTATCCCTGCGGGTTGTCCAGGAGCAGCGAATGCCACTCGGGTTCGGGTCCGGCGCCGTCGCAGTAATTCAGGTAGTCGACGACGGCCTGACCGACGTCGGCCGGGATGCGGCCGTTCGGAAAGTGGGCGACTTCG